CTTCAGTTAGTTTCTGCTTCTTCAATTCTTTTCTGATCGCTTCGACGATTCTTCCGTCATCAGTAATCATCCAATCTTGACTCTCATTGATTGCGTTAACCCAGCAATCAATACCAGATGGATCAGAGACAACGTCTACTGCCATTAATGTATAATCATCACCAACGTATGTCGAACCAGCACGTTCAGTAACTGATCCAAGACCGCGAGTTGACACGCCAAGTTTTACTCCACCCTCAAGCAAACCCTTAACGATCTGTCCTTGTGGGGTGTTAAGAATCTTTGCCTTGCCCATTACGTTATTACCATCCATACGGAATTCAGTAACAAGGTGGCTTGCTAATTCTGGCTTTACTGTTGGGCGATTCTCTGGGTGAGATAATTCACCAAGTGCACGATTGGAAGAAACATATTCATTGACATAAGTCTTAACAGCAGATTCCATGATCTTCTGTGGATATACTCTGCCATTTCTATTCTTTGTTTCTGCTTGCGCAAAGATGCCTTCAATGAATAGATCTTTCTGGATGCCTTCAGTGATAACTCTAATATCACTGGTATTGACTGATTCTCTAAGGAACTTCATTTTATGATCCTACAACAGCAGGGTTATCGTAACTACCGAACTTCTCTGGCTCAATCTTCGAAGCATATCCCTCAATCTTTCGAAGAGTGAGGAAAATTACGCCATCTCCAGTAATCGTTACTACCAAGTTTGAAGTTCCTTGAATAATATCTAACATTCCACCATTACCGGAAAGATCAAACTCACCAGTATTTGTAAACAAGGTATAAACAGTCACGCCATTTCTGGCGATTACGATATTTTCACCAGTAGTCCAAGTCAAATAGCCAATACCTACCTTAGGAGTACCACTGACAGTCTGTGTCGTCGATAGAAGATCTGTGTTTAGCGTAATTGTTTCCGCTCCTGTGCCAGAAATCTTGACGATAGCCGATGTCTCGGTTAGTTTCATGATGGTCTTTGCCATTAGTATATACCTCTAAGAATTTGTTTTAGGTTTTCAGCAGATTGCTTTCCATACTGAAGCAATTCATCATCGAACTTTTCTAGCATCAATAAATCAGAGCTACTTAAAGCAACTGCATCTTTATTGTCTAGAATGAACATATATTTATCAGCGATCAAATTAGTATCTTCTAATCGTAATTCCAATACTGCTGGATCATTTGTTAATTGTTTTGACGATGCAGTTTCAATGCAGTTTTCCAATATTGTCTGAGATACTTTATTGCTGTATTTTCTTACTATTTTTATTGCCTGTCCAACAGAATAAGATTCGTCAATTAGCGAATTATACTTCTCTTTATTGTTCTCAATTTTTTCTTTGATAACTGAAACTGCATCGTCAAAAGAATCAACATAAACTTGTTCTTCATTCAGATACCAAGAACCTTCGATGTTCGCGCATACATTACCATCAATAAAAAATGATGATTCTTGCACAGGCAGTATCTCGGTTCTTAGTGAGTCAAACTTCATTTGATTATTCGATCTCTTCTACTTCATCAACAGGAGTAGTCAACAGGTTTCTGCTGAGTTCTTCTCTACGTTGATCAATGGCAGAATGTAACTTCTCTGCCATTGCTTGATTGAAATTCTGTTCAATATCCAGGGACTTGCCATTCTGAATAGCATCAATTAGATTAACTAGACTCTCACTCATCTCATATCTCCTTGTGGTGGAGGTGTCATTGCTGCAGCTGCTTCTTCCTCAGCTGCAGGTGCTTCCTCTTCAATTTGTTTATCAATATCTTTAATATCTTCATCGGTTAATCGAAGAACGTTCTTTCTGACCCATTCCTTCGAGTAGTATTTACCAACATACTGATCAATTTGCTGGAGAGTTGCGATTCTTGCGTTCAGCAGATCAGCATCCTTCATCTCCGCGAATTGATTATCGCGAAGGTAATCCAACATAATCTTATTGGAGATGTCTGGCCATTCTTCGTGCCTAATAACACCCTTAGAAACGAGCTGAACCTTCAACAGATCCATAAACAATTGGTTGAATTTTGAACGAAGTCTCTTTACGAACTTCATAAACTTCAACTCATCGCGAGTAATTTCATTACTACGACCAATGTTGAATGTCTGGTCTGGCTTTAGCCTACCAATAGGTACATTCAATGAACGAAGTAATTTGTCTCTGAAATACTCAATGTCTTCGATCTGTGATAGATTCTGACCACCTGCCAGAGTAGTAATCTCTGTGCCCTTCCCGCCTTCACGACGTGGCATCCAGAAATCTTCCATCATAGACATATGACGCTTGGAGTCAGCAATCTCACCAGTAGTTGCATCATAAACAAGTTTATTCTTGAACTTGTTCATAATCTCATTGACGTACTGTTCTGCTTTACCCTTTGGTAAATTACCAACGTCAACATAGAAGATTCTGCGCTCAGGTGCGCGAGTCATTCTATAGATAACCAATGAATCCTCGACCATCTTCAGCTGATTGGCTGGTTTAATAGCCTTCTGTAGATGAGAGAGAACTAAACTATTATTTGGATCAACTAAACCACTGGTACACAGAACAACAGAGTCTTTCGTGAGACGAACACCTTGCGTGGTCTTGTCGTCAATACCTTTGTCATTATACAGATAGTATTCTTCTACCTCTGTGACTACCTCAACGCCATTGGCCATCCGACCCTTCTTGACGTTCTTGATCTTCTTGATCTTTCGTGGGTCAATATATCGAACTTCCGCAATACCATCTTTGAAGTTCTCACCATCAAACATAATATGATAGTAGACTTTACCATCAATGTACCAGCTACGGAAGATATCATGACCACGGTCATCGAACTTTAGAAGTTGTAGAATCTCTTCGAAACATTCATTAAATTTCTTCTTGATTGTTTCTGGGACTTTTAGATCATCTAACTGCAGGCGAACTGGATACTTCTCGTCATCAAAGACGATAGCCTCATCAGTAATCTCATTAATCGCCTGATCGACCTCAGCAAATGCCGATACTTCTCTATAGCGACGAAGAAGATCATTCTCCGTCTTTACATCACCTAATGGGTTATACGCGTATCCATAATAATTAGCCCCATCGGAGCCGACAATAAGAGCACCATCATCTTGATTGGGTGCAACGACAGAAGGGATCGGTTGATCGTCACCCTTCTGTCGTTTAATATTAAAACCAAATACGTTAAGTTCCATGAATCAACCAATAAATTATAGAACGCCCTGGGACGTTGGGCTTGTAAAATAATTATACTGGAAAGTCACTGGGAAAACTTCGATCTGATTGTTGGTTTCCCAATCAAGAGCAATAGAGCCAACTTCTGTTGGATATGCATCAACGAATCTGTAGCGCTTAACTTCACGGTCTGAACGATCCAATTGGATTACGCTCATGTCTACTTGATACAGACCAGGTTGTTGAATACCATTTGTGTTTTCTGCGTTCTGGATGCTATCAATCCATGCCTCGAATGCATTTCGGATAACGAAGTCGTTATCATTGTATACTTCGATGCCCCAAGGCTGGAATTCGCGTTCACCTGCAAAGTGCACTGGGCGACCACGATACATAACAGCAACATCTGACACAGAAGATTGCGGAAGAGTCGATGATTTTGCTAAGAACTGTAGTTTCTGACCAGCCAGACCACCATTCTGCACAAAAGTTGGGAATGTGATTTCAACGCGGAACTGGTTAGCACGTGCTCCGCCTTGAATCATCTGGGCTTTAAATTGCGAGATATCTGCCACGATATGTTTCCTTTATTCTAATAAGTTATTTAGAGGGGGATTTTACTCCCCCTGTAAATTAAGCAGCTGAACCGCCAGCGATTTCATTGAAAGATGCACCAGTGCGCGTCGCGATGAAATTCAACTGGATGAAGTTGATGCTACGCGCTGGCTTGATATAGATATCAGCAACAAAGCGATTCGTGTCGATAACTTCGCTAGTGTTGTTAGTGTCATCACACACAACCAAGAATTCAGTAATACCACGACGCCCCTTAACATCACGCAGGAAAGGTTCAACGATATTCTTGAACTGAGCACGAGTAAATCCATCATTGAACTCAAACAACTGATACTTAGCAGCAGTAGAGATTGCCTTCTCAAGCGTAATGAACAGACGGCGAACGTTGATTCGATCGAATGCGCTTGGTTTGGCCAATGCAGTCTTATCACCAAACAGAACAACACCTTGACCTGGGAATGATGCTACTGGGTTGACTCCATTATTGTAAAGATTGTCACGATCAGTCTTGCGTGGGTTGAATGCCAACTTAACAACATTCTTAATCTGACCACGATTTAGACCAGCTGGGCTGAACCAAGGATCATTGGTGAAGTCCGTGCGAGCGCAAAGACCAGCAATGTCGCCGTTCAGTGGAACCCAACGGTACTCGTCATTGTAACGGTC